GCCGCTCGTCGTCGCCGTGTTCAAGGCACCACTGCGCGACGTCCTGCGCGACGCTGCTGCTGTCATGGTTGTAGACGTCGCAGACGCCCTCGGCGCCGTATGGCGGATCGAGGAAGATGCCCGCGACGCCGCCCTGGCGCACCGACAGGGTGTGCGCCGTGCCTCGCGTGACAGCCCTGCGCCAGTCGCCGTTTAAGATCCGCACGTGCCGCAGCCGCGCGGCGAGCGTGCGCAGCCACTTGAGCAGGCGCGGCATGGCCATAGGGTGCGGATCGCCTGTGCCTGGCTCGCGCAGGTTGCCGTGCACCACGCCGCGCGCTGTGGCGGTAATTGGCTTTTTGCGATTGACGCCAGGCTCGCGCAGTTGTGGCTTGTTGACGCCTCGCCCGTCGCAGGTCATGTGCGGCTTTTGGCGGCTGACGCCAGGCTCGCGCAGGTTGCCATTGTTGACGCCGCGACCGTCGTGCGACGCAAAGGGCTTTTGGCGGCTGACGCCCCGCCCCGTCTTTGACTGCTTCACAAAGCGCCCCGCCTCATCGGCGATCCACGGCCCGTCGCCGCTGCACCATCCTGACCCTACCCAACAACACAGCCCCCATGCCCACCATCCCGCGATCCTGGCGTCATAGTACTCGACGTCACCCATAAGACGCAGCAGGCGCTCGTCGGTGCGCCATCGCAGGATCGCGAGGTGACGCGCGTGCAGATCGGCCTCGCTCACTGGCCACGACGCATGATGCGCGACCTCGTCGGGCGCCGCCTGGAGCGCACGCCAGAAATTGCACAGCAGGCCGTCGATGTCGTTGACGGTCTCGCTGTGGTAGGCGCGGTTCACTGCGTGCGGTCGCCGCAGCAGCACGGCGAGCGAGCCTGCGAAGGGCTCGACGTAGTGGTGTACGTCGCCGAGGGCTTGCCACACCGCAGCAGCCGCGCGCGACTTTCCGCCAAAGTAGGGGAACGGCGCTTTAATGCTGAAGTCTGTCACGGCGTCACCTCCTGCGCCTGGCGCTGCGCCGTCGCCGCTGACAGCTCGACGCGCGCGGCCTGGAGCCTGCGCAGCATGGCCATGTTGAGATAAAGCACCTCGCGAGCGTCGGCGAGGTCTGCGGCGCTGCGGGCGTCTGCGAGGCGCTGCTCTGCGTTTGAGACGCGGCGACGAGCTGCGCCGAGCTGCGCTGCGAAGTGTAAGCTAATCTCTGCCTTTGTGGTCATCGTGGTGTCTCCCTATTCAAAGCGCATCTGGTTTGCCACAAAGCGCACCGACGCGGTGCCCGTGCTGCCGTGGCGATTCTTCAGCAGGATGATCTCGGCGTCGTCGCCCTGCGCCGACTCGGCGTGGTAGTAGGCGTCGCGGTAGACTGCGAGCACGGCGTCGGCGTCCTGCTCAATGTCGCCCGACTCGCGCAGATCTGACAACAGCGGGCGTTTGTCGCTGCGCTGCTCGCAGGCGCGGTTGAGCTGCGACAGCAGCAGCACAGGCGCCCGGTGTTGCTTGGCGATCGACTTGCACGCCCACGATCCCTCGCCGACGCGCTCTGCGCGGTTCTTTGTGCCGGTGTCGGGCGACGACAGGCGCTGCAGGTAGTCCACGACGACGAGCGCGGGCTGACCGTGTTTGCGCGCAAACGCCCGCACGCGTGCCTTAAGCTCGGCAGGTGTCACGTTTGCGGCGTCGTCGATGAATAACGGCAGCTTGGCGATCTGCGCTGCTGCGCGCTGTATGGCGGGCCATTGCCAGTCGCTCATCGTGCCCTCGCGCAGCAGCGTCGCGTCGAGGCGAGCGAGCAGGGCGACGGCGCGCTCTATCAGATCCTCGGCTGACATTTCCAGCGACGCGACGTAGACGGGCCCTGACTCGGCAGCTTTAAGCGCGACCTGGAGCGCGAGCGAGGTCTTCCCCATACCAGGGCGCGCGGCGAGCACATAGAGCCTCGACGCCTGCAGGGCGCCGTGCAGGTCGTCAAAGGGCTTTAGCCCTGTCTTTAGCCCCTCTGGCACGTCGCCGACGCTGCGGGCTGCGAGGCGATCCCACACCTGCGCCATGATGGCGCCCGCTTTGCGCTCGGTGCGCGCGACTGGCGCGGCCTCGTCGAGGGCGTCGCTTGCCCGCTCGATGATGGCGACGGGGTCTGCGCCTGGCGCTACGCACGCCTCGGCGAGGCGCAGCCCTTCAAGGTGCAGGTCTCGCAGACGGGCGAGGCGGCGCACCTGCGTCGCGTGGTATTCGGCGTGCGAGCCGAGCGCGCCAGGCGCAGCGCTCCAGCCCGCGAGCTCGCGCAGTTGCTCGTCGCGCGTGCCGCCTGTGGCTTGTATGCGCTGCCACAGGCTGATCTCGTCGATCGGCACATCCTCGGCGCGCAGCTCGACGGCAGCACGCCAGGCTCGCCGGTGCAGGTGGTGTGAGAAATGATCGGCGCGCAGGCCGTCGGCGACGATCTGATCAATCTGCGCAGGGTCTGCGAGGATGGCGCCGAGCAGCGACGCCTCGCTGTCTTTGCTCGCGATGGTGTGCAGGCCGGGCTTTGTCATGTGTCACCCCCTGCGCCGTCGAGGCCCTTGAATGCCGCAGTCGCTGCGAGCATGGCGGCGAGGCGCTTTGCGCGCTCCTCTGGCGTGACAACAGGCTTTGGCTTGACGACGTGCCTGCGCAGCTCAGGGCGCCGCAGGTCAGGCGGTGACGTCAGCGGCGGTGCGAGGGCAGCGCGCACCTGCTCTTTGCTCCAGGCCGCAGGCGCAGGCTCGCCGCGCGACTCTTTGAGCCGAGAAAAGAAAAGCGAGCGAGGCACGCGCACGGTGCCTGCCGCTTTGGCGGTGGCGACGGCGCCAAGATGCGCGCTGAAGTGTGCCTCTGTCAGCCCTGGCGAGACGCTGCGCAGCTCGGCGAGCGAGGGCAGCGGGCTGTCGCCGATGACCTCGCGCCACACGTCGCGCCAGGCCGCGAGGCGCTGCTGTGGCGTGTCTTCCCCTTTATCGCCTGCACCCTGCGCCTGCGTCGCCGCTGCTGTGATCCCTGTATCTACGCTGTTGTTGTTTGTAGATCTCTTTCTTGTCTCTTTGGGGGGATCGTATGCAGTAGGGTGTGTAGGGTCGTATGCAGTATCCTGCACAGTGCACCCTACTGTATTTTGCACTAGGGTCGTATGCAGTAGGGTGATGACAAGTCTGCTCGGCTTGCCCGGTCTCGCGACGGCCTGCAGCGCCCCTTTGCGCTTGAGCGCGCGCAGCGTCCTGTCGAGCGTGTCACGGTGCACGCCTGCGCCCCTGGCGAGCGTTGCGCGCGACGGGCAGCAGATAGGATAGTAAGTGGTGATCGTCAGCAGGATCAGGCGCTCTGTGCTCGTCAGCTCGTCGCTGTCGCGTATGGCGCGCTGCAGGTCAAAGGTATTGACCTGCGATCTGTCGTGGCTCATAATTACCTCGTCATTCTGGTGTGTATAGCAAACGGCGCGGCCTCCACAGTCAGCGCCGTTTGCTTTTCTTGCGTCAAGATACGCGAGCGCAGCCCGACGCGCAATATCAAAGCCTACCCCACAGCGAGACCTCGGCGAGGTCGTCGGCAGCTCGCGCGGCCTGGCGCTGCGTCGCCGTCACAACTGTCACGCCCTCGACGGCGTGCCAGGGCACGACAGCGAAGATCGTGCCGTCGCTGCGATTGTGACGAAAGAACACCGGCGAGTCGTCGCTGCGCAGCTCGTCGGCGCTGCGCGAGCGGTGCCACGCCTCGCGGGCGTCTTGCGGTATGGACAGCAGCGCGTCTGCGACTGCATCGACGACGGCCTGCCAGGGCGCCGAGGCGGCTTCAAGCAAAGCGCTGCGGTCTTCGCTAACGTAGCCCTGCACAACAAGCGAGGCGGTCAGCGTGCCACTGCGCAGGGCGTCGCTGCGTCGCAGCAGTTCAGGCGCCGTGCGAGCGCTGCGCGAGCTGCAGGACACCGTAAAGGTACGCCAAGACCTGCGAGCAGACTGCACGCGCGCAGACAGGCCGATCAGCGTGCTGACGTCGTATCCTTTGGCGACCTTGCGACAGCGCAGCAGATAGTCGATGCCTGCGATCATGTCCATTGCGACCTCGCTGCGCCCTCGCCCGGTGACGCGCTCGATCGGGATGACTTCCTCTAGCCCGGGCACAAGCTGCGACAACACAGGCGCGACGTGTCGATCGAAGTCTTCAAAGCTGCGCGCCATGCGCTCGCGCAGCGTCGGGCGAGGCGCAGACGCAGGGCTGCTCGGCGCCGGTGCGTCTTGCGCGCTGACGTCTTCCTCGCTGTCGAGGTCTTCCTGCGCGGGGTCTTCCTCGCCGCGCTGCTGTCCCTGGAGCTCTTGCCACGCCTGCGCGATGACTGCGGCGAGCGAGTGCAAGTTTTCGCGATGCGTCGGCGCAAAAGTCGCAATTGCCTCGCCGAGGCGCTCCAGGAAGACATCGACGGGCAGCAGCGCGTCGTCGCCGCCTCGCAGGCGCGAGGGCAGCGCAGGGTTGATCGCGTGGATCGCTTT